GGTGGTCTTTAGTTGAAGATCCTAAAAAAGTTATTCATAAATCCCTTACAGATGCTTTGGAAGCCTACCTAGGAGTTACTAACTTTAAGGGTGAATATAGGCTAGCTCCTTTAGATGGTAAATTATATGCTATTAAAACAACTGAAGAAGAGGTCAAACCTGAACCAATAAAAAAATACAACATATATGGTGATGAGTACTAAAGAACATTCACTTTTAGTAGAAAAATATAGATCAAAAGATCTAACAGAATATGTTGGAAATGAACACATTAAGACTCAAATACAAAAATATCTAGATCAGGATGATATTCAAAACTTTATATTCTATGGTCCTGCCGGTACTGGAAAAACGACCCTTGCTAAACTTATTGTTAATAATTTGGAGTGTGACTACCTTTACATTAACGCTAGTGATGAACGAGGCATCGAAACTATTAGGGATAAAGTCACAAGTTTCTCAAGCACTATATCGTTTAAAAAGATTAAAGTTGTCATCCTTGATGAGGCGGATTTTCTCACCATCCAAGCACAAGCATCTTTAAGAAATACAATAGAAACGTTTTCACGTAACACACGTTTTATCCTCACTTGTAATTTTATAGAGCGCATTATAGATCCGCTTCAATCAAGGTGTCAAACATTAAAAATAGTACCACCAAGCAAAAAAGAGGTAGCAAAACACATAAAAGGGATACTAGACAAGGAAAAAACAAAGTTTGAAATAGAAGCTCTTGTTAACATAGTTAATAAACATCATCCGGATATACGAAAAATGTTAAATACTATTCAGTTATCAACCCAAAATAATGAGTTAGTAGTGGATGAATCAATTTTAGTATCATCAAACTATATAAAACAGATAATCGAGGAACTTAAACTAAAGAAAACTGATTTTAGAAAATTAAGGCAAATAATAGCCGATTCTCAAGTACGTGATTTTGAGGAATTATATAGGGCATTATTTGATCATGCCTCCGAATATGCCATTGGTAGAGAAGGAAGTGTAGCAATAATTTTGAATGAGCATCAATATCATTCTAACTTTCGTATTGACAAGGAAGTCAATATTGCAAGTGCATTAGCAAAAATAATTGAAATAAAAAAACCACAAGTGATATGAATAATCCACAACAACAAAAAATGAATATTGACTTTAAAAATACAACTATGATCGAAGGATTCGATGGTGGGCATTTATTTGGTCAAGCATTTGTATTAAGAAAAGTATCAAAATTCGTAGCAGGAACAGATGAAGATGCAATGCTTCCAATACCTGTATTTTATGATTTAGAGACTAAGAAAATTATAGCGGATTCTTTACCTAAAGAAATTAGAGAGGATTATAAAGATATTACTATTTAATTGAAAAATAAGATTAAAAATATTTTTGACTGGTTACAACATATAACGTTGTATAAAACATCAGCTTCTGAATTTACAGATAACGACTGGGAAAAGTTTAATTCATATATGGTGCACAGATTTATTAGTATGCATGTATATTACGTTGAAATCGCAGATTATGCGCAAAGTATGTTACCAAATATGAAAAAACAAATATATAATTTTTATAAAGAAATGTTACCTAAAAAGAAAGTTTGGCTACAATATATAAAGTCAAAAACTGAAAATATTAATAAGGATTTAGTAGAAGACATAGCAAAATACTATGAAGTTGGATCATCAGATGCTCTTTCATATATTGCAGTAATGACTAAAGAAGAAATATTTATTATATTAAGTGAAATGGGTAAAGACGAAAAAGAAATTAAAAAACTACTAAAATGAGTAAATTAGAGGAATTACTTTATAGTGCTGAAGAACATGGTAAAAGACAACAAATGTTTAAAGAAATAAAGAAATTAAAAACTGAAGACCCTAAACTCACTTTAGAACAACAATACGAACAAGCATATCAAAATGTAATGAAAACATGAAAAAAAGTAAAGTTATAGAAGCACTAACTGCACAAGCAGAAGCAGATAAAGCAAAAGCCTTAATGGCATTAGATTTATTAGAAAATCAAGCAGTAGGAATTGGTGATCACACAGTAAATGATTTTATGAAAGATGCTACAGAAGCATTAGAATTATTAACTGATGCAGATGATAGGTTAGAAACATTAAATAAATATTGGGGTGAACAACCTTTACCTTTTTAATATGAATACAGCAGAAGACTTCAAAGCATACCAAGCAGAATCAGATCATACAGTGGCTCATTTTGAAAAAGAATACCCTGAACTATCTCAGGAATTTAAAGAAATTCAAGATGAAATGTATAGAATGTTTGCTGCTAAACATATGGATTATGGTTTGCAAAATATTTCATTAGGTGGAGATTTAACTAAAGAAAACGATAAAAAATTCTCATTAACAGGTTTAGCTATTAGGTTAACAGATAAAATTTCAAGATTAAGAAATTTACTTACTAATGGTAGAAATTTTGTTAAAGGTGAAGGAATGGAAGATACGTTTATAGACATAGCTAATTATGGTATAATTGGTATGTTAGTAGGGCGTAATAAGTGGAAAAAATAGATGGCTAAAACACCTGCTATAGTAAAGGAGATACAATTATCTCCTAAAAGAGAATTAGACTACTCTTACCAAAAAAACATTTCATATTCACAGTATTCAATGTGGAAGAAATGTCCTAAACAATGGGCTTTACAATATAGAGACGGTCATAAAGTTTATACACCTAGTATCCATACTGTATTTGGAAAAGCATTACATGAAGCATTCCAACATTATATTCAAACAATATATGATACAAGTGCAGCAGCTGCTGATAGGGAAGATATTTTAAAAATACTTAAAGACCAACTTAGAGTACATTACCAGGATGAATATAAAAAAAATAAAAAACAACATTTTTCTAGTGCAGGTGAATTAAGTGAATTTTATCAAGATGGTGTTGAAATATTAAATTACCTAAAAAAACATAGGGGTAAATATTTTTCAAAACGAGGTTGGCATTTAGTAGGTATAGAAACACCTATATTGATGCCTCCTGTAAAGTATAATCCTAATGTTTTATTTATGGGTTACTTAGATATTGTAATGTATAATGAAAAATTAAATAAATTTAAAATAATAGATATTAAAACATCTACTAATGGTTGGAAATTAGATTACGTTAAAAAGAATGAAGATAAACAATTCCAACTTATATTATATAAAAAATATTTTGCAGAACAATTTGGAGTCCCAGTAGAAAATATTGATATTGAGTTCTTCATTACAAGAAGGAAAGTATACGAAGAAGGAGATTTTCCACAAAAACGATTTCAAATGTATTCTCCACCTTCGGGTAAAATAAAAATAAGTAGAGCAACTAAAGCAATTGAAGAATTTATGAGCGAATGTTTTATAAAAAATGAACACTCAACAAAAGAAATGTTACCTAACCCAAGTAAATGGAACTGCACTTTTTGTGCTTTTAAAGAAGATAAAAAACTATGCGGTTTAGGTGAACATTTTTAAATCTATACGTATGTATGGATATAAATAGTTTTATTAAATTAAAGATTATGACAGCAAAAAAAGACATGACACTAACCAGTGTAAAAGTTAAAAGTGATTTATTTGAGAATTTTAAAATAGAGTGTGTAAAACGTAAATTTTCTTTCCAGAAACTTGCCGACCGTGCTATTTATTTGTATCTTACAGATGAGGATTTTAGAAGACAAATTAATAATCATAATAACCTTGAGTTATAAAAATAAAAACCAATGAATAAAGATTTTAAATATCTTCCTCAAGATAAAAGGAAGAAAATACTCTTAATATGCGATGATATTAGAGTACATTCGGGAATAGCTACAGTAGGTAAAGAAATAGTTTTACACACTGCACAACATTTTAATTGGGTTCAAATAGCAGGGGCAATTAAACACCCCGATAAAGGTAAATTATTAGATTTATCACAAAATATTAATCAAGAAACAGGATTAACTGATTCTAGCATTAAACTATTTCCTGTAGATGGTTATGGTAGTATAGAATTAGTAAGGCAAATTATTAAACAAGAAAAACCAGATGCTTTAATGCTTATTACTGATCCAAGATATTTCATGTGGTTATTTAATGCTGAGGGTGAAATAAGAAAAAATATGCCAATTATGTATCTTAATATTTGGGATGATTACCCGGCTCCTTTATACAATAAGGCATTTTATGAGTCATGTGACTTACTAATGGGCATATCTAAACAAACCGTAAATATTAATAATATTGTTTTAGGTAATAAAGCTAATGATAAGATTGTAAAATATTTACCTCATGGTTTAAACCATAATATTTATTATTCTTTAGAAACTACTGAAGAGTTAGATGCTATGGAAAAAATGAAATTTGAACTATTTGGTAAAGATGAAGTGGATTTTATTTTATTTTTTAACTCAAGAAATATTAGAAGAAAACAAATCCCAGATTCAATGTGGGCTTTTAGAATGTTTTTAGATAGTTTACCTAAGGAAAAAGCAGACAAGTGTAGATTTTTACTTCATACTGAATTAGTACACGAAGCTGGTACTGATTTACCTGTAATAAATGAATTATTATTTAGTAAAAAATATCCAAAGGCTATAGTTTTTGATACTAAAAAATGGACAACTCCACAATTAAATATATTATATAATATATCAGATTGTCAAATACTTTTAACATCAAATGAAGGTTGGGGGTTAACCTTAACAGAAGCAATGCTAGCAGGTAATCCTATTATAGCCAATGTTACAGGAGGAATGCAAGATCAAATGAGATTTGAAGATGAGAATGGGAAATGGTTTACACCTTCATTTGAAATACCTTCTAATAATACAGGTAAATATAAAAACCATGGCGAATGGGCATTTCCATGTTATCCTACTTCTAGATCAATTCAAGGATCACCAGTTACCCCTTATATTTGGGATGATAGATGTAAACCTGAAGATGCAGCAGATAGAATAAGAGAAGTTTATAATTTAGGAAAAGAAAAAAGAAAAGAAATAGGTGCTAAAGCTAGAGAATGGTGCTTAAGTGAAGAAGCAGGATTCACAGCTGAACATCAAGGTAAAAGATTTATAGAATTTGCTGACGAATTATTTAATACCTGGGAACCTAGAATAGCCTTTGAGGTAATAGCCCT